GAACCTCAATCAATTGTGGTTGAACGTGAAGTCTGCATTCGGTTTTTCTGCTACGCTATGTCTACTGACGAGCAATCTGCTACTGCCGCGCCTTCTGAACCTCAATCAATTGTGGTTGAGAGGGTTGAGTCTTTGCCTCCGCCACCGGAGATGCCTTCGATGTCAGAGGTGACGAGTCCATCTCCAGTTGTGGATTCGGTTTTGGAAGCACCGGCTACTAGTCCGGTGCCGGTTCCACTTGGAACCCACCAACGCCTTGTGGGCCCAACCACAGCCCACAAGGTTTCGAAATTGAAAACTTACAACTCGTCGCGGAATTTTACAGCGGCTGTTGCTGCTGCACATCTTCCAGTGGCGAGGTTGCAATTCTCTGTTGTTGAAAAAGTTGACACGGAGACTTTTACAACGGAGACAGTCGGGGAAGGTTTGGCCTGCACGCTGGACATGTCCAACCTCCTTCCTAAAGATGAGGAGCTGGGCTGGCGCGTGAAAGATGAGCGAGTTGACCTTCGATGGTTGGTTTATGGGACCATCAAAGGGGTGATTCGCACTGGTAGGGTGTGCGGTCAATATATGAGGCGTGATGAACGCACAAAGATTAGTGTGGTTGAAGGGCATGACCACTCGCGCAATGCAATTGTGATTGCGCCGGCTTACGCACCAGCCGTTGGTTTGGTCACAGACGAGCAGGTGTTGAAAGGAGAGAAGCTCATTGTGAGCGCGTTTCCTGACCCTGGATTGCCTTGCCGTGACCTTGGGCGACTGTCTGCTCGTTGCGGGGAGTTGTTTGAGCGAGGTGTTAATGCATATAGATTTGTCATGCGCCTCGCAGTGTTGTACGTTTACGCGCGTTTCAGTTGCCTTACACCTGGGCGACAAGTAATTATGCGCATGTGCTCGGAGGGACCGAAAACATTAGATGTTAGCAATTTCACGAACTGGAGTCGCCGAGTCACCAACCCATCGAAGGTATATAACTACGTTCCTTGGGTTCCAGCACGTCGCCGTGCCACACCACGTGATGCTCGCTATTACCAAGTTTTGGCGATGGCTTGTGCAGAGGCAATCACACTTGGGACGTCAGCAGAAATGCGATTGACGCCGTTGCTCTGGCCCGCCATTCCACATATTGTTTTGCTAGGGCAATTTGTTCCAGGTACAAACAGCTACTTTGCAGATGTAATGGCTGCAGACGCTGCGTTTGTTCATGAAGTCGCAGTGGCGTGGTGTACTCGGTACTCGTCAATTTCGTATTTCAAGGACTGCGTCAGGACGGTGGCACTGCTTTATTGGCGAGACAGTTATTCAAACCCTCTCGTTGGAGCCCCAAGGGCAGAAATGAGCCTACCTGCGGCAGACATGAGTGGTTTCCTGCTTTCGCCAATTTTGGAAGACAGTGATAAGTTGTCACCACTGAACTTGTCAGACTATACAGAGCACTCACACAGGATGGCTTACGAAAGTGCTTTGACGGCTTGCATCATTGGCTTCTGTCGTAGCTACCAACAGTATCAACTGCTCGACGGTGCTCTTGAAAAAGGCATACTGCCAGGCACGGAGGCACAGGAAACAGCCTACTCGTTGGTGGCTAAGAATCTTCCGACACATGGGCCACAAATTTGGGGATGCATAGCAGCAATGTTGAAGAAGCTTGGCATTAATGGCCAAATCGGGCTACTCATTGGTTCAATCGGAGCGTCCTCGTCGATTGAGGAATACACACAGTTTGTTAAACATGGCGCTAAATTCAGACCGAGTTCATTTGATATGATCCCATTCTTGGGACGCATTCCAGTGGATACTGCTGCAGCCGGTTGGTTAGCGCCGCAGCCACTGAAGAAAGAAGTGGTGCCAGGGCAAGAATATCTGCTGGAACACCTAGATGAATATGGTGGAGCAGATGAAGTTATACGTACACTCCATGAGATCAACGACGTCATAGCCATCGTAGCGATACATTCAAGGACCACAAGCCAAATCACGACCCGGTTGGCAAAATGGATGCGTGTAGATGCAAGAGGATTTCCACGCGACCACCAGCTACTAGGTTGGACATTGCCCTGTGGAGGGCAAGTCAATTATGGATTGCGGGTTGATAGCCTTGAAGCAGTACACATGGCGATGGATGAGCAACACGATCGCTACAAGCTTGTGTGGTACCACATTCCGGCTGTAGCGAATAAGAGTTTGAAAATCAAACCAATGGATGGTGTTTTTGCTGATCCCGCGCATCCAACGATGCAATTCTCGACAGCATATCATGAACACCGTGAAATGAAAGAACACATGCAAAAGCAGAGTGAGGAAATTGTGTCGCGTCTTTTTGGTTGTGAAATGCCGCGACTCCATCTCGGAACCACACGACACGAAGAGGATGATGATGATTCTGAGGGTGTTGCAGGTGATAGAGGCGTAGGAGCAGGACGATTTCGTCGCGGCCTTGCAAGGGGTCAACGCGGTGGTGATAGGAGAACTTCGAGCCCAGACAGAGAGCGTTCAGCGGCTGGTGGACGGCGCATGACACAACCAGCGGGGCATGGTGGCATGCGTTTCCCAGTTGACTACGTTGAGCACGTGATGCAGGAAGAAGAACCACCGACAGAAAAGCCAGAGGACTTCCCTGTGGATTGGTTGGTTGACGAGCTTCCAGACAAGATTCGCGGCATGCGCCAAGATCAGATTAAAATGCTTTACGAAATGGACCAAGCAACAACGGGAGAAGCATCACGCGACTGGTTGCTGCGCCTGGGGACAAGTGTTGCTAATATAGACAAGCATACAAGAGCATATTCGATGGGCGGACGTTCCTTGCAGCCAGGTGTCTTAGGGATGGATTTGGACGTGGTGCAAAAGTATACGACGAGCGTGCCGCTTGCAGTCAAGCCACAGCAGCGTAGTGCTTTCTTATCAACGGCAGCTCGTCTTTTAGAATTGACGTTGGGATATTACCCGAATCCGACGAGCACTGTGGCAGTGGAGAGATTGATTGAAGGACTCAATCAAGCAGCTGTCCATTGTGCTGAAAACCCGTACTTAACTCCGCGCGGCTACCTCAAGGCTACAGGTTGCGTCGAAGGGAATCATGAAGCGGCAGCAATCCTTGCCCGTGACATGAAAGCTAAAGAGGTGTTGGAATTGGCACTGCAAACGAATTTGCCAGATCGAGCGGGTGAGTATACAGTTCCCAAAGTGCGCATGCGTCGTGAACTTAAAGTTGTACTTAATGGATTAGACGGGCTGGATAACCCTTACACGAAGAAAGATACACCGCTCCTGTCTGCGTTGGGACAGGCTGAAATGGAGGCTTACAATGCCCTGGATATGGAGGAAAAACATATTGTTGCTCAACACGTTGCAACAATCAATAGGCGTTTGAAGGCAATGTGGGAAGCTGAAGAGGAGGGGACGAAAGCCTTAAGTCACTTCATTGGGACAAGAGGGAGAGAAGATTCGGATGATGACGACGCGGCAGCTTCTGGTGTAGGTCAGGTCACACGGCGCTTCCATGCGATGTCAGTGGAGCTTGCTGGGACGGCCAAACAACGCCTAGAGAGTAAAGGAGAACAGCAACAGAGAGCGAGTGATGAACAAGGGAAGAAGCAGAACGATGATTCAGGCCCGCCGATAATTTGTGTTGGAGGGCACGCTCCAAATGAGACATGCCTCTGTGGCGTGCGCACGGAGAGCATCGTCGATGCAGTAGTGACGGAAGCAACCGCTGAAGTGCATGAAATTCATGATGTAATTGTTCCTGTCCCAGACAATCAGCAGGCAAGTGACGCGGCAGAAAACAGAAAGCAAAGCAAAAAGCCGAAAGTCTCAAAGCGCAAATCCCTCCCTCAACCAAGCACCTCAGCAGGCAGCATTGAAACAACACTGTCGATGGAGTCTAGCTCGTCGAGTGATGAAGAAGCGTTTGCGGAAGTAAGAAGAACAGCTACTACTGCACAACAGCGCACAAATGTGCAACTGCTTTACAATGTGTTGATTTCTGTGCCGCAAAAGATCTTTCAAACTTTAGATGTGACATTACAAGGAATTCATCCTGGTTCCATTCGGCTGGCCAAGAGGACCATAGTGTCTTGCATGCATCGATATTGCGTAACTAAAGCAGAGAGAGAGATCGTCAAAGAAGTTATGAAAAGTTGCAATCTGCAGACGATTCGGGAAGCTGTCAAAATTATGACATACCACACACGTGACAATGTGTTGAAAGCAGTTTCACTTTTTCGCAAGGATTGTACAGAAGCAAAAATTCTTCCTACGTTGGGCGATGTATGTGGAGCATTGGTTAATAGGACTGTGCTCACAACAGTTGGGATCAGCAATCCAGGACCGGATCGAATCTCCAAAAAACAAGTGCGCGCTTTAGGTCATTTGATGCGCGGGTGTGCTTGCGAACTGCAGCGGCGGTACGGAGGAGTATGGCCGAACCTCAACAGAAACCATGGAAGATGTGAAAGAGTAATGAATTATTCCAATGCTGTGATGTGGTGGAAAAGTATGTCACAAGAGCAGAAGTCAAGATACATGCTGGAAAAACAATATGCATCAGCGGGCGTTGAACACTTTTCTTTCTATTGTGAGTACAATCTACCATACGAAAGTGAAAACTTCAGCATACCAGAATGGCGGAAGAGGCATACTTGGTTTTATGAAAAGTTCTCATCTGGTTATGATTGCTCAGGAGAGCAGGCGGATGCACTAGTCAATGAAGCCCTTAAAACCTTTTATGAACGTGATAAGCTCGTGTGGACTAAAGATTTTAAACCATTTAAGTTGCAAGGTGGGGTGCCTATTGTTTTGACGTCTGCAATTCTAGCAGAACACTTCCCGGAATATATGCCCATGCTTGAGCTGCTCCACAATATGAGTGAAGAATCGGAGGAGTATGAAGTCGCAACTACAACGTTTACACTTTTCAACCTCCCGCGAGATTTGCTGATTGAGATACTTTGTCAGCAGTGGTTTGAGACGCCGCTCGACACATGGTTCAAGGTTTACAAAGAAGTGCTGGTGCGCGCTAAACGCAGCAATATTTTTGGATTGGTGCGCGGTGAACAGAACCTCATGCTACGCAAGCTACTGAATGTTACAATAAGGAGGAAGGGGGAAGCAGATTTTGAAGTCGAGAGGAGATCGAGGATGTACATGTGCTACCCTAAAGAAATTTTCTTTTGCACAGCGGATGACAGAATACAAGGGTTGGATCCAAAGAAGCAGTATCTAGAAGAATTCACAAGCGTGTGTAGGAGCTACTGGAGGATTCTACAGCCAGCACTCTCAAAAATAAACTCAGACAACACAATACAAAAATATTGGCAGGAAAGAGCAGTGCGTGCACCGACTGGGGCTAGTACAATCGTGAAGAACTACAAAATGGATGAATTGGACGCGAGGATAAGACAAGATGATCGTGTGACCAAGAAAGTGACAGTCGAACTTCTAGACGACGATTTCTTAAAACGCGCTTTGGAATTGCGTCCACTGAATCGAGCGAGTCATTTCGTTAAACCAGAGCCTGGAAAGAAACTTCGGGCTCTATATGCTTCACACGACGAAGAGATGTTTTTGGGGGCTTACGCGAGTGATAAGATTGAAAACCTAATGTATAAAATTAAAGGAGTCATGATTAGACAGACGCCAGCAGATGTGTTGGCCTGGATGGCAGAAAGTCAAAATGGTATAGGAACCGCTTGCTGCGAAGATGCCTATTGGATGTCAACGGATTACTCAGACTATAATTCAGAACATACGATGAATGAGATGGCAATAATCGATGCGACGCATGCTGAGATGTGGGAAAAATTGTGTGGAAATGTGACGAACACGACGGCTTTTTCAGATAAGGCAGCGGCCGCAAAGTGGATTAGTTTAAGTTTTAGAGACAGCTGGATCATGTGGGGAACCATTAAAACAGAAGCAGGAAAAAGTTGGTTGACGAAGGGTGATACGGATCTCTGGCATGTAACTGATGGTCACAGATTTTCAGAAGGTTATGAGAGTCGAGAGGAAGCAGCAGCGAACATCGGTGCCAAAATCAAAATGTGGTCGCGTACATACAATGGACTCTATTCTGGTTCGCGAGACACAGCTCGCAACAACACTTTCATACATGCGGTGGACATGGCAATCGCCGTCAATAATTTGAGAAGGTGTGGGATTCCTTTTAGATGCTTGTTCCAAGCTTTATGTGGTGACGACGAAGATAATAAATTTGTGACACCGCTGGATGCAGCGCTTTATTATAATACCTTGGCACCATGCAACCATCAGTTGAATCCAGCGAAGCAGATGGCAGGTGCATATAACCATGAGTTCTTGCAGCTGGTGGCATCACGTACGTGTAGGATTGAGAAACCAATGTGTGCCTTATTAGCGACTCTGGGAACAGGCAATTGGTATGTGCAGCTGGGGCAATGGATACAGACATCAGTCGAAAGTTGCATCGCAAACTGGTGGGAGGCATATTGCAGGGGAGTACCTTTGGGAATTGCGCGGCGTGCATGCGCTGCTTACCTAGATAGGTTAATGAAAATAGATGCGAAACATTGTGAAGGCACAGAATGGGAAAAGGAAGGCAAGAGACTTGAGTGGTGGAGCTACCGGGCACAAGATAATTTCATGCCACTCTTTGCAAACACATCAGGCATAACGGCAAGAATACCAATTTTTGAGAGTCAACCTGATGTCCAAGCGAGTTGGCCAAGACGGGCGACCGATTCATACATACAGAGACAGCGACGTATGTTGGATAAACTGCCGCCGAAATGTGAAAAAGAATTTGCTGAAGCTGTGCAATTGGATACTTTTGGCACATGTCTCAAGAACTGGCGTCAGCAAACTGGTAAAAGATGGGCAGCTAAACATTGGCCAGAACGTTTCACAGGTCCGGATGACACTGTTTTTAAAGACATGCGTCGGGTGCATCAGAATGTAGCAGACATAGCCAAGTTGCATTTGTCAACCCCACACAGGAAAAGAGTGACGAATGAGAATACAGTGTTTGGACAGATGGGTGTGAATCTCTTTATAGCACGCAAACTAGGTGGAATGAGAGGTTTGGCTAAACACCTTCCGTTGGTGCAATGGAAGAGAGCTGTCAATGTGGAGCGAGAAAGCTACAAAGGAGGTTTTGAGTATCATGAGCTCCAAGTGAATATAAGAGCAGCCTTGGCAACATGGAAAGTGCCTCATCGGTTGTATCATACTAGTGTAACGAAGACGCAAAAGGACAATGTAACGTACATTTTCATGGCAAACGCAGCTGGTAAAAGTCATTTTACACGAACACTTGGAGGTGTTGATGATTTGGATGAGCTATGGTGTGACTTGTATGGGGTTTTCAGAGACAACTACGAACTGGCATGTCCCAAGAGCAGTTTTTCAAAAGTTGCGAAGGTGGCAAGGGACATTCTTGTGCGAAGTGCACAGTCAACTGGAATTCTGCTTGGACAGCTGCAACCAGAAATGGTGCAACGTGCAATGGAAGAATTGCGCTGGCCAATCAAAACTTTCTACTATGATCCGGGTGAGGGTCTACGCAAGCAACGAATGGAGAGAAGAGGTTGGGATGCTGAGAAAGTCGGTCGCAGGTTGCAACGGGCCAGGGACCTCTATGAGGAAGCGCGGAAGCTCGGCTGGACGAGACTTGAAAGCGAATCAGAGATGCAGCAATTAGTAATGAGAATTGCAGCAGAAGCCAAGGTGCCTCTGCGAGAACAGTTCTTGGTTAAACCTAAGAAAGTGATGGAATATGTTTTCGATCAAACTGAATTAGTAACACGACAACTTAAAATCGCGGAGGAGAATAGAATGAGAAGAATAGGCAACTTTGCCTATTGAGAGATGTTAACGGTGTTGAACACCGGCTATTATTATAGTGCGCAGTGAACGCGAACATCGTTGCAGAAGAGCAGGGATAAAC